TTATTTAATATTTTTACGATGCCTAAAACAGGGGAAAAAAAGGAAGACTATATAGCAAGATGGAGTACTGAAAGTATGAATTACCGTTCTTTTAAGTTTATGTATTCGCACAACCCTAGTATGGTTCAATTACCTAAAAAGGCATCTGGTGCAACAAGCGGGTTTAATGTTAAAGGAGGTAAATCAAATTATAGAGGTTCAGATTTGATAGATGTAAATGAACCAAGTAATGAACGTATATTAGAAATAAGAGTATCTACTGAATTACTTAAAAAAGTTAATAGTGTATTTATAGGTAATAATTCTAAAAAAAATGACCAAATAGGATTAACTGACTATGTGGAGTTATTATTACAAGAAATACAAAAATATATGGGAGATATTAATTCATTTGAAATAGTAACTTCACCAAGACCAGTTGACGGTATTTACGAAGAATTAATGATTTATGATAAATCAGGTGAAAGTGAACCTGGAACTTTCCTAAACCTTTCAGGATTATCAACAACAGTTATGTCAA